TGCCGAGGCTCTTCGCGCCGAGAAGGCTTCTGACGAGGCTCGCAAGGCTGCTGACGAGGCTCGCGCCGAGTTCGCTGCTGTTGTTGCTCCGACGGCTCCTAAGGCCGCTTCGGACAATGACCGTCTTCGCTCGATCGGTCTCATTGGTGGTGTTGATACCTTCGAGTATCGTGACATCACGACCGGCACCGGTCTCGGAAACCCAGTCGCCGTTTACAACCGTGTGAACGTCATCGCTGGGCAGATCAACCCATACATCAACCCTGCGGTTGTGGATGTGATGAACGTTGCCACCGGCAACAACATCAAGTTCCCAACGGTAACCGCGCTCGGCACGACGGCTGGTTCAGTCGCCGAAGCTGGCACGATTACGGAAGATGACTTCACTGGCTCGGCGCTTTCGCTGACCCCAACGAAGTACGCAGTACTTGTTCAGGTCTCGGATGAGCTCATCAACGATGCAGCGTTCGACGTTGCCGCGATGATCAGCGAAGCCGCTGGTCAGGAGATGGCGATTGCCCACGGCGCAGCCGCGAGCACCGCTGTTGTAACCGCTGCTGGTACAGGTGGAACCGCCGCTGGCACCGTTGCTTACACGTACGCAGAGCTCGTCGCTCTTCAGTACTCGGTGAAGCAACAGTATCGAAACGCGCCAAAGGCTGGCTTCTTGATGAGCGATACGGCTCTTGGCCAGATCCTTGGCACGACCTCAAGCAGCCTTCCGCTGTTCCAGCCAGGTGGTCAGGGTGGCGTTGATCGTCTCCTTGGTAAGCCTGTCTACACGGCTCCTGGCATTGCGGTCCCTGCGACCGGTGCTAAAGCTGTGCTGTTCGGTGACCTTGGACAGATCAAGACCGCTCTCGTGGGTGGCGTGACCGTTGAGGCTTCACGCGAGTTCGCGTGGAGCCTCGGCCTTGTTTCGTACAAGGTTCAGGTCCGTGGCGCAACTGGGCTTGCACAGTCTTCGGCTGTCAAGTTCCTGAAGAACGCCTAATCAACTAGCTCGGCTAGTTAGTGGGGATGGGGAGCCGCTTTGGCGGCTCCCCTGAACCGCAAGTAAGGAGAAAGAAATGCTCGTTCGACTTTGCAAGCGACGCGGTGAACATCCGTCAGGGGCTTTCGTTGATCTGCCACAGGCAGAGGCGGAGAGCCTCATTGGCTTTGGCTTGGCTGAGGCTATTGCAGATGTCGACGCAGAGGCACAAACGCGCCACGTAGAGCGCGCTTCTGTCAAGCCAAATACCAAAACAGCCACCGTGCCTGTTGAGGCTGCTGACGTGGCGGAAATCGTGGATCCTGAAGCCTAATGGCCGCACAGATGATCTCCAAGACCACGGCAGTTGGAACGACCCCTGTCCTCATTGCAACAGGGATGACAGGCGCTTCGTGGATTAACATCCATTGCGAATCTGCAACTAAGGTCTATGTTGGTGACGCAACCGTGGACGATGTCAATGGCTTTGAGGTTCACCCCAATAGCACGGTAACGCTCTGGCTACCAGAGGGAATCAAGATGTACGCCGTGGTAAAGACCGGCTCTGTAGACTTGTCAACCATCCATTCAGGAGGCGCATAAATGTCCTACGCAACACTGGCGCAGTTTAAGGCTGCGGTTGGCATCACTGATACCACCGATGACACCGCGCTTCAGAATGTGCTGGACGCAACCGACACGCTTATCGATCTCTACTGCGACCGAAAGACTGGCTTTGGCACCGCTTCCGAGACGCGCTACTACAGTGCCGATGACTATGACTTCTGCCTGACCGATGATCTCGTGAGTGTTACGACACTGACCACCGACGATCTTGCAGACGGCACCTACTCCACGACGTGGACTGCTGGCACTGATTATCAGCTCACCCCAAAGAATTACGCACTAGATGGCTGGCCGTACACCGGCATTAGCCGCTCGGCAAAGTGGACGAAAAATTTCCCTAAGGATGTCTTTCTCGGCGTCCGCGTGCAGGGCGTGTTCGGCTTCCCTAGTGTTCCAGCGGCGGTCACTCAAAGCGCCATAATCCAAGCAGGTGCTGTGTGGAATAGTCGCACCGCGCCATTCGGCGTCATCGGCTCTGCCGACCTTGGCGGTATCCTTCGAATGAGTCGCGCGCTGCATCCAGAGGCTGCGCTGATTCTTGAGCCGTATCGTCGCCGTGAGGGTCTCGCTCGATGACGGACCTGACCATCCTAGACGCCATTGCGACGCGTCTCGGAGCGGTCACACCGCCAACCGGCTATACACTCCGACAGGTATACGCCACCCCACCAGAAGCGCTGCCACGAGTACCTGCGGTTGTGCTGTTTCCAGGTGGAGATCAGATCACGGTTGGCAATGGGAATCGAACGACGGTTCTGACTGTGACGGCCGTACTCTATATTCTGCCAATCCCACGGATGGACGAGAAATACCGTGACCTCTATACCTGGCGCGCGTGGATGCGCGAAGCCTTTGACGGAGCTGTGACGATTAGTGGAAATGCGGTACAGGTCGTGGTGACCGGTACTACACTCGGCACAGACACATATGCCGATCAGGACTATCTGACGGTTCAGGCAACTGCGGAAGTCACGGTCTATGACACCGTGGCATTCACCGCGTAGAGCAAGGAGTAAACGATGGCAACCTATGGCGCAAAGGCTCTGACGCGAATCGCTGTTGCGTCGCAGGCTAACTTCGGTACAGCAGCTTCGATCGGTACTGCTCTCGGTGAGATTTTCTTCAATGACACGATTGGCTCACTTGATCTCGGCATTACCGTTGATCTTGGCGAGAACATTTCCGTAGGCAAGCGCACCGCCATTCAAGCGAGCCAGCCAACGATTACTGCTAAGGCTCCAATGTTGACGATTGCCGAGGCTCCTGCCTCGCTACGTACGCTCCCAATCATCTTTGACTCAATTGGCGCGACGACCTCTGGTGCAGGCCCATACACATGGTCCTGGTCGCCAGTACAGGGCGACGTTGACACCCTGCTCTTCGAGTCGTTCCTCGTCAGCGATGGCGTGCAGAAGTACCTGATCCGCGACGCAGTACCAACCGAGATTACGATCTCGGCGGATGCCAACGGTCTGGTGCAAGCCGGTGCGACCTTCGCGGCGACGGTAGCCGCCACCTCGGCGCTCTCGTTCCCTAACGCAATTCCGACCAATCAGTTCCTCCCAGGGCGATTGATGAAGTTGACGACGACGCCAACCTTCCCTTCGAAGGCTGCCGTATCTCCAACCGCGACAGACTTCTCTTCGATCTACAACTTCAACCTGTCGATCACGACTGGCGTAGGGATGGTCACGGCTCTGGATGCCAGCTTGACGGCTGCAACTGCAGCACTCACTGGTAACCTCGATGCGACGCTGACGTTCACCTATGCAAGCAATACTGCCGGCGTTACAACGACCTTCCCAATCACCGCGATTGGAACGCAGAAGTTCCTGCGCCTCGTTGGAACGACGAGCGATAACTATGGTCTGTGGATCTTGGGATCGTGGACGATTGAGAATATCGTTCCACTCTCAGCCGATACGGACGGCGTGGTAGTCAACGAGGTTACCTGCCGCCTGGCGTACGACACGACCTCAGGCAAGTCGCTTGAAGTCATCATCGACTCGCCACTGGCAACAGCACCATAAAGAGCAGCGCCTAGAGCGCTAGTAGGAGGGACAATATGGACACGGTAAAGATTGAACTGGACGGCGCTTATGCCGGCTGGACTATTGAGTTGCGACGCAACGTGAGCGCTCGTATCCTCATTGAACTCCAGGGTGATAGTGCCGTCCAATTCGCAGCATTTGCGAAGCTGGTCGTAACGCATAACTTCAAGGACATTGAGGGTAATGCAGCCGGCGACATTCTTGACGCTCCAGTCGCGGCCATCACATCAGCGATGGAGAAGTGGGCGACTGCAATCTCAGCACTCCCAAACGCGTAAGGCTGGAAGCTGCGCGACTGTCCATTGGGCAGTCCGTCGTGGTAACCAGCCCAGAGATCATCGCGCACACACTTGGGACCGCCTACGGTGTGCCACCTTGGGAGATACTGAAGACCGCAACTGCTGAAGACCTGATGACCTATTGGGGTCTGTATTGCGAGATTCAACCAAGGAGCAAGTAAGTGGCGAAGGCTTCAATCGAGATCGCGCTACAAGGGAATGTCCGCGGCGAGGCAGCGGCGCTGCAGAAGGCGTTTCTCAACTCTCTTGGTTGGAAGGGTGTTCGCAAGCTAGAGCAGTTCGCCACAGTCAATGCCGCTCGTGCGCTCGCGCCCTCCGTCCGCGCTGCTGCTCCAACTGATACTCGCCAACTGGCAAAGAATGTGCGCGGCCGTCGTTCACGCATTACTCGACCAGGAGCAATCGTCGGACCGGTCGGTGGCAAGAAGCATTCGTGGTATGCCTGGTTCGTCGTGAAGGGAACTAGTCCACATACGATTCCAAAGGTCACTGCTGCCAATCTCTTTTCAGACCGCACCTTTATCGAACATCCTGGAACTCGTGGCAGTAACTTCGTGATAGAGGCCGTAGAGGCTAATATTCAGGTAGCCAAAGATGCAATGGCGAAGACCATTGTCCTGCTGCTCAACGATGAGGCTATGCGCGCAAAGGTGCTTGGCTTAGAGATTGAGTATGCGAATG